TCGGGGAGTAGTCGAGCGTTACTTCTTCGCCCATCTTGTCGCCGAATTTTGATTTTAATTCGTCGCGTGTCATCAAGTGCCGGAACGCTACCCATTGCACCTCTTCCCATGTCCTGCCGGGGCCATGTCTAAAATCAGCCCAGTTGACATGCTCAAATTTGACTTCCTCGCCTTGCAGGGATTCATAACTGTCACCGCTCATTTCGTCGGTTTCGTCAGCGAATGCGGGGTTATAACGGACTCGAGTGACGCCACGACCGCATAGCTGTTGATCTTTCACCGCTAGGCGCATGTATCTGTCAAAGTCGCAATCATCCATCGTGAATGACAGGCAACGCTCAAGGACTTCGGCGACTTCTTTGCCGATGGGATCAGCATCACGATACCGGCGGCGGACATCAGGTGCCGGACTTTGGTTGTACAGAGTTGGGCAAATCGTCTGCACGTTTGAGTAGAGGATGTTGAAGCGATTAGCCGACGAGTAACGCCCCGGTTGCCTCGAATCGACTTTTTCATCCCGATACCGAGCTTCCGTATCTTTCGCCCGTTGCCGCCAATCGGCTTCTTGTTTGTCGGCTAAATCAAGCTCAGTCACCCAGCGATTAACAACCCCCGGCAGGCCTTTGCCCGCATCGGCTGGCGTTTCCATTGTGCCGTCATTCGTGTAGTCGTTATCAGGCATAACCTTTCGGCTCCGATGTCAGAGCGGCAACCATACCACTCCTGTTTTTCTTTTTCCGTTTATCTGCGCCATGAAAGTCCTTGGCGACAGACTGAGGGATCTTTGCCTTTTTGGCGAAACCGGGATTATTAGCAGCCGCTGCCATGAATTTACGTTGTCGTTTGCTTGTGCTTGGCATTAGTTTCTCAATAACGCTCGCCGCATCTTTTCATCGTCTTTCAGAGCATTCGGCTCGTATAAACCTGATAAAACCCCTGCGCCAGCCGCACCGGCTAGGATGTTGGCGCTGTCTTTCTTGGATGGATCAAACTTGGCGAATTTGCTGCGGATGTTGGAAGGCTTAAATTGGATGTAATGTTCAGCGCCAACAACTCCCTCCATTCCTGGTATCATCGCGCCACCAAAACCAGGGCGACGCCCGAAAGATGCCTCTGCATTCTGCAAGACGCCTTCATATCCCATATCCTGATAAACTTCCGAAATCAACGCGCCAGGTGATGCCATCGCGCCTGACATATCATCATATAAATCGGTTACTTCTGCTCTAACTACATTTTCAAAGTCGGTTGCTGACAGCCCGCCGTAATCCATCATTCGCTCTTGTAGCTTCCCTATCACATCGTCTTGCGTTCCTTGATAAACATTCCATTCGCTCATCTTGGAGCGCAACGATTCACGCAAGTCTATAGCAGCGCCTTCCTCGCCTAGAATATCTTCTCCGTCTTCGCTCCATTCCGTCTTGAAGTCAAAGAATGTCTCGTCATCAACGCCGACTCTTACTAACTTATCGGTTTTAAGTTTAAGGGGATATGACACACCAGCGTTTTCCAAGCCTAGCGTATCGCGAGCTATCCCATATATGGCGTCTTCGCGTTGAGCATCAGTAATATTATCAGAGTCTATATCGACTCCTTTAGAATCGAAATAATCTTGTATCAAATTATCATCAAGATCATCTGCTATTTGCTCTGCTTCTCGCTCGATGCGCCCAGTTAAATCCGGCCCTTCGCCCGAATAATTAAGCAAATCATCCTGCGATGATGTGAAGTAATTATGCGGCCCATAATGCCCCTCTGGACTACCGTGTAGGCTAGAATCGAAACTTGTAATATCTCTAGTCGAGCCGTGATATGCGTCTGTTGTAAACCCCATCTCCTGCGCCCGCTGCATCCGGCTTGCTTCGTCCAGAGGGAGTTCATCATCCAGCAACTTACCGATAAACTCATCGACTGATGGCTCTACGGGATTATCCAAATCCTTAATCACTAATGCAGGCACCGATGGTTGCCCCATCTCGTGCAACGCGCCCAACCTGTGCGCGCCCTCTAAGACGTAATATCCTTCGCTATCCTGTACCACAATTAGCGGGCTGATCTCGCCGCTTTGACGTATCTCATTTGCCAAACTATCCACATGGGCTAAATCATCCGCCGCATAGAACAAATCTCTCGGCGCTGCGTTAAACTCTGACATCGGTATTTGTTGTATCCCCGGCACCTCCTCCCAATTCGTCAACGATGAACGAATAGATCCTAAATTTGGCACGTCATCGCGTATTGTTAATTCTTGCGGTGTCCTAGCTAAATCTCCAATAAATTCATCCACTGATGGCTGCGCTATTGCCTCGTCATTGCGTTTCAGGACTTTGGCGCGTCTGGCTAATTCATCGAATAGCACCATGTTGCGGGTGCCTTCTCCGGCTGCTCGACTTCCTTGATCGTAGTATTTGATGCCGGGGATGCCAGCGGCCTGGAGTGCTTCGGATGCTTTCTCTGCGCCGCCTAAGCGTGATGCTAGACGTTCATATAGCGCGCCAGCGTTATCTCGCTCGAACAAGTTGTACGCCATCCCTTTCATATTGCGCTGACTATCCGCCCAAGCCGCAATATCTTCTGCTAAATACTGCGGGTTGCTTTCTTCGAGAATGCGATTTGCTATCACGACTTCGCCGGAATGAGGGAATTGGGTTGCTACGTCAGACGATAGAAACGCATCGAGCAATTCTCTATCGCTCATTTTATCGATCATTTCGCTTGATAATACGGCCCTCACACTCTCCGACTGCTCACTCAGCGGCTTATCCCAATCCAGCATCTTGGCTATGTCCTCATCGGGGACATCTATTTCGTAGAAATGGCCTGAAAGCCCCTTTACTGATTCAACTAATTCTGGTGAAGGATCAAAGTTTTTCAGGTATGGGCCGTAAGCCTCTGAGATAGCTTGCGAGGGGTAATCGAATCCTAGCCAATCATCAGCTTCTAGGGCTTTAAGGACTCTTTCCTGCTCTGGAGAAAAATGCCCCTCAGCAACTAAATCCATAAGCTCGTCAAATTCTGCATCTTCTGGAATTTCTTCCAAAAATTTCCGTTTCATTTCAGCGTAAGGAACTGATTTTTGATACCCCTTTCCAACGTCTGGATTCTGTGCCACATAAGCTCCATGCCCATAGGTCTGAGCGCCTTGCCCTGTGCCTATCTTGGTGGGATCTAAGGCTTCAAATTTATGCGGGGAGCCTTGGTAGGTAACCATTGCGCTAGGGCCATCGCCGTAACGCACGATCTGATCTGCTTCAGGCACATCGAAATCAGCATAGAACGGTTTATATGCTCGCTCTGCTGGTGACATGTCCATGCGGGCTTGTACTTGGCGGGCTTCAGCTTCACCGGCTAGGCGTTGATAATGCCGATATGGGTTTTCGTATTCCTTTATCGCGCCCTGCAACTTCTCAAGATTTGTCGCAATCATCTGCATCTCATCAGTATCCTTGATGCTGTTATATGCTTCTGAGAGAGACAATCCTTTGTCGCTTTCTTGCTGTACTAAATGCTTGAATCTGTCGGCGTGGCGTTTGTTTTCTGCCCGCAGCGCGTCAATATTCCAATCCGTAAACATCTCAGGATTGCCACCCCTTGCGAATCCTTCAGCCTCTTGTGTGGCGTGTTGTAGTTCGTGCAGCCCAGTGGACTTAAACTCTAGTGGCGACGTACTGCGGCGTGCGCCTATCTCTATCGTTCTCTCACTCGGAATGTACCGCCCGCCTTGCCCCGGATAATCCCTTATCTGAAGCAACCTCGCATCCGGGTTCATATCGTAAAATTCCGGGTGCTCAATAGCGTCTTCCGTCTTCCATATCGCCCCTCGCGTCACTTTATCTTCATCAATCCCTCGCGTCCGCGCCGCACTGTCATCTATCTCGAAACGTAACTTCCCATCCTTGCCGCGGTAAACACCGTATCCGTAACTCTGCGAGGTGCGCGTCCATATCTCATCCCTGCTTACGCCCTCGTTTTCCAACCGCTTTGCTAGCTCTATCGCTAGGGCTGGACGGTTATTGCCCGCTTTCGCCAGATTAGTCGCGCCTTCCACCCCACCAACCATTGCTTCATCGAGCAGCCCCCGACGTTGCAGGGCGGGGGTAAGCAAGGCTGATGCTATATCCTCTGTTGATGTCGGGGCGTAGTCTGCGCCTTTGAGCGCACGGCCAAGCAGCCCCGCACCAGTAGCCATGCCGCCAACAATCGCTGCTCCAGGTAGCAAATCCATTGCATCGGTTGCGAGTCCTACTTTTGCTAAGTCTTTATCCGTGATGTCATACCCAAATGGAGAGAATAGTGTTGTTTCTTCGGGCAGCTTTAACGTCGCTAAATCTTCCTGCGTGTAGCCTGACACTGGGCCACCTCCGGGCATCATTGATATCGGGATGCGAGCAACAGGGCTTGATTCTGCGAGTGGATGCTTAATGCCAAGTATGTTTCTCGATTGCGTTGGTGCGCCCATTCTTTCCGGTTGCGAAATAAATTTTTTCATCAGGGCGTTGAGCATATCCCTAGCCATCAGTGATACGCCTCTGACAGTCGCCGTTTCTTGCTCGCGTTCACAAGGTCGTCCATTGTCATCGTTGACTTCCCGCCGATTGTGATGATCGGATTCGTCTTTTCAACCTTCGGCTTCGGTGGCTCACGCCATGTCCACGCAAGGTATCGCAGCGCGTCGGCAAAGTGATTCGTCCAATCGTGCACCGGCCTGTCCCGAAAGCACTTGCTTGGGTCATCCCACTCGCGTCGAAACTGGCTGATGGCATTGATAAATTCTTCCTGCTCCTGATCAATCCAAAGCCGTGGAAATAAATGCCGAGCAGCCATGATCCCCTGCTGCTCAGTATTGGTATTCTTCAGAATCGTCACGTGACGCATCTTGTGGTCGGTGACGAGCTGCTCGTACACCGAACGCCCCGCTGCCGCCAATGTCTTGGCCTGCGCGTCATGCGGCAGCACATGCCTTGAGTAGTTGTAGTCTTTTGACGCAATCACCTCAGCGTAATGCGCCAACGGCTGACCGTTTGCGGAGTATGTATCGATGATCCGCACTTCATTCGCCACGACTTGGACGAAGAGTATGACTGTGTCGTCCGAAAATCCGATGTCCCAAATTGTCTGTACCGGCAAGTCTGGGTCATGCTTGACCTCGCAGATCCGACCGGCTGCACGCGCTGCTGCCAGCTCACCGCCGTAAAAGCTACCGAGTATCGCCGCCTCAAAGCTGCACAAATATTCTTGCTCGAACTGGCTGGCCCCGAAATCCTTGCCGTACAACGCAACATATTCGTCGCGAATGCCGTCGAGCTGCTCGTCGTTAAACGCGCCGGTCGCTTTTGCGTCCGATATTTCCGCGTACCAATCATCCGACTTCATCGCGTGGTTGAACATGTCATAAGCATGATTCTTGCCTCTCGGCGTGCTGATAAACAGCGCCCAGCCGTTGTTCTCCCTCATCATGGGTGAGAGGTAGCCCCAGGCGCTTGGGTTCGCCAGCGCCCACTCAGAGAACACAATGCCAGCAACACCGGCACCGACTAGCGAGTCATAGGTGTCGGAGCCTATCACCTGCCAGGTCGAACCGTTGAGGAAGCGAATAAACATCTCCTGCTCATTCGTCACCTCTCGAAGCTCCACTGGAAATGCCTCGTCAATTCGGCGTTGACCCGTGTGCGGATTCACCGCCGTCCATATCGCTTTGCGAGCTTGGTTGAGCTGCGGCAAGCAGTGCCAGTACGTTGCGGGTCGGTCTGTGAGCGCCTGGAACGTCCATGCTAGGGCGATCTCGTCCTTACCCCAGCGTCGGTGCGCTATCTCAATCGCTCGCTTCCCACCACCGCACATGTATTGATGCAGCGGGGCTTGGTAGCTACGAATGCGGCGCTCAACCAGCATTATTTCTCGTAGACATTTTTAATCGTCCAGACCGCATCACCGGTATGCTCTACCTCCTGCCGCTCGCTCCACTTCATCCGCGTTTTCGTCCACCAGATCAAAGCGGTCGTGTCGCCGGACATCGCTTTGCTGAACAGCGTTCCAGCAACCTTTGCGTTGGCCTTGGTCGCTGCCGTGTCCAGCTCCCGCCGAAAGTGCTTGCGTAAAGTTTTGTCGTCGATGCCATCACGAATGACCAAGCACTGGGATTCCTGCGGGATGCCGCAAGCAGTCATCTGTTCAACCAATGCCCGCTCGTCATCGGTCGGTTTGAACGCCGGTTGGCCTGCTTTACGAGGCATTTGCTTTTTATATTGGGGAAGAATCCCCCGCTACCCTCCGGTTTCGCTGGTTCTAAACGCAATCCTAACACCCATCGGCGTGTGTTATCCAACCATGCTGCTCATTCTCGCCAAGCTGCCAAGACCGGGAACGATGGCGAGTATGGCGAGTATGCAATTTTCCGGGGTTGGAGTTGGGGCGTTAACTTAAACCCCGGAACTGTATTGACTTCCAAATTTTTTCCATCAATGCCTGAGGTTCGCATTCAAGCTGCGCCAAACGTCTATTCCCAATTCCCACTGCCTGCGCTTCAGACTGAGCAACGTTTTTTGATACTCGGCTTCTTTCAGCCCGTCGAGGGCTAGTTTGTACTGTGCGGATGTCAAAGCAGCACGTTCCCGTTCGATGCTCGTTCCTGTCGAAGGGGTGGCGAGAGCGCGCTGCACTTTCAGATTTTCTTTCGCCGCGCTGTGCGTTGCCGTAGCCTGAGCCATCGCCTCATCGGTCTCGCCGAGTTGCGTAAGCCATTGTTCCATATGACTTTCAGTTGGCAACGACACGTTTATATTCCTTCCTAAGTTCTTCGACCGCCTTTGGCCCGTAGTTTCTTTCAATCAGGTATGCAATGCTCTTCATTCGCTTCGCGTCCGGCTGCGACAGCATTAGAGCAACTCGGTCGTGCAATTCGGATAGGTCATAAACCGGCATTTCTCAGCTTCGAGAGCATCCCAGATAAATGATCACGCCCCACTTTCCGCTGATCCGAGCTGAGCTTGTGAGGGATCTGCGGAACATATGGCTCGATGGGCTTCCCCGCTTTACAGAGCTGCCGGAATTGAGGAAGTGTCGGAGGCCATTCTTGATCTGAGTCAAGGCACGAAACGAATCCTGTCTTGATTTGATCAAGACTTAGATCGGCCAAACCCTTCCCCCAGGTGTCGTCTTGATCGGATTCGCCAAAACTTGACGTCCATTTGTGACCATAAATTTGAGTCATTCGGCTCCAGAGCCGGTCAATTACGGTTTCCGGCTGCTGCACGCTTGGCAGCTCTTTTTTCTCCGGCGATCCTGACCCTATCGACCGCGCTAAGACGTTGCTTACTTTCTCCATTACCTCCTCCTCCTTTTTTCAATGGATACAATCCGGTCCAACTATTTCTTACCGACTGATCGACAATCTCTTGCTGATCATCAAACGGTAAACCTTCTAAAACTCGCCGATTCTTTTTCTCAGCTCCAGGTGTTAATTTCCTTTTGATTTCTTTTCTGTGTTCAACGAACTCTTGCCATGCGATTTGGTTGATTGTCTGATCGCCCACTATAGATAACTCTTTTGTGTACTCTTTAGTGTAGGGGGGCTGTGAGACCCCGGGGGGGTGGGTGCTGATACCCCGGGGGGCTGTGAGACCCCGGGGGGTCTGAGCGCCCCCATTGAGCGTCAGAACGTAACGATTACTTGTCTGCCCGGTCGCAGATTTCCGGGGTTCAATTTTAAGAAGGCCGTCATTTTCAAATTCCTTGATCGTGCGCTGCACACCTTTGGTATCAGCAAGGCCGACGATATTCGCAATGTGCCGATATGAGGGATAGCAACTGCCTTTTTCGTCGGCGTAATTCGCAAGTACGACTAAAATGAATTTTTTCGTTGGCGTAAGCCCTTTGGTTTTAAGAGCTGAATTTAAGCAATCGATTGACATATTTTTAGTTTCCTCCGCTCATGCGGGAAAACGTCTCCTCCCGCGTTTCGCAAGCCGCGCCGCGTGCAGCTTTATTCGCAAGATTCTTTAGCACGGCACGATAAGTTGCTGGGACAGGCACAGAAAAAAGTGTTGCTAACAGCGCACGGCATTCAAGAACCGTTAAGGACTGATCAGTAATCGCGTCAAATGTGCTCATTTTCCATACGTCCACCATGTGAGGGCTTGATTGCCCGAGTCTTTGCATTTTCTCATACCGCCGCGCTTGACGAGATT